GACTGGGCAGGCTGCTGCCATCGTCACTGGCGCTGATGATGTCGCCCTGAGGGTTCACTCCGTTGAGGATGCGGATGGCCTTCTGGTGACCGGGGATGGGCAACGTCTCTCCCTGAATGACCTTGAAGCGCGAGATGGACTGATCCGAAAAGTCCATGGCGGTGTTGCGGCTCTTGAAGATCGGCATGCCTGACCAGTACCGGCGCAGCCCGAGATCGGCAGAGGTGAAGCGAAGCTGGCTCTTGTTGCAGGCCAGGCTGTAACCCACCTTGTCAGCCAGGCGGATGAGGAACGTCCAGGCTGAGTCACCAGGACTGGCAATGGTGGGCCAGTACGAGTCTTCACTCTCCACCACTGTGGAGAGGAAGTACTGCTTTGCCACCTCCTTGACCAGGGTGGAGGCTTGGATATTGGCCCAGGTGCCCAACCAGGGATCCTTGAGGGCGTAGCTCACACCCATGCAGACCACGTCTTCATAGGTAACCCCAGTGGGGAGTGCCCTGTCATAGCTTCTCTCGACGTGATCGATGTAGCCGTAGAAGGTGTCCACGTCGTAGGGATGCCAGCCATATCTCATCATCACGGGAATACCAGGCTGTAGCTCCGGCACATCGAGCGGCTCACTCCGCAGGGTAAGGATGGCCGTGTCATGCATGCTCTCGGACATCAGTACCTTGACGCGGTTGACGGTCTTCTGGATGTTGATGCCACTCGGATCAAAAATGGGGTAAGCCCCTGGCGTAATCACTGCGGGATCCGAATGATCGAGCCAACGACAAGGTTCTCCGGATACCAGACCTCCGGGTTCGCATCTGCGATGCGCCACCAAGAGTTGGGTACCCCGTAGATCTTGGCGGCGATGAGGTCGAACCGGTCTCCCTCCACCACGGTGTAGTAGATGAAGCTGCTCGCCAGCAGATTGGGGAAGCCGGAACGAAAGACTGCCTGGCCGGTCGTACCCTCAGCGGTGGGCACCGTTATCACGGGCTGACCCATGTAGCGCGAGCCGGTAACGATCATCCTCTGAACGCCTTCGGATTATTGAAGCCGGAGGGCTGGCCTGGGGCAATGATGGTGCCGTACTGACCGTGATCATTCAGCAGCGGGTTAAAGATATCGGCGTACGACAGGTTGGGCAGGTACATCCGCATAATGGTGACATCACACGTCGCCTCAAGCGGAATCATGTCCTTCGACCACAGCGTGTAGGTGTAGTCAAAGGACGAGATCAGGCCCTGGAACTGATAGGACTTGTCGCTGCCGAAGACCACCTGAAGGGACAGGGCCTGAGGAGGCCGATCACCCGCGCCATAGATACCCAGGCCGGTGTTCCCTCTCAGCTTGCCCTTGCTGTTGGGATAGTCCTTCTGGGCGTCGTAGATACCCATGAGGCGCTCAATGGCCCGGATATCCCAGCGACAGCCAATGTCGGAGGGGCCTTCGGTTCTACCGCCTCTGGGATGGGGGTTCTTGAACCCACCCATATAGACCTCGTACATCCGGTTGAAGATCAACTGGAAGCTGATGCTCTGGTTCTGCACCCAGTAGGGGCCAGCCTGGAGGGCCGTGGGATCGGTCTGAGAAGGAGCCGACGCGTCGGTGGTGATCGAGCAGTCGGTGGCGACGCTCTGTGGGTTCATCATGAAGTAGCAGGCGAACGGCCCGCCCGTGCGCTGCTTGAGCTTGGCCTTGAGCGGGTCACCAGAGGTGTCGGTGTTGGTCAGCAGTTCCATCATCCCGCCGCGCACCAAGACCTCGTTAGGCATGTAGCCAAACTTGCCTGTTGAAAAGGCACCTACGGTCTTACCCGCGAAGTGGGGTGAGAAGGGAAGGTTGTTGCGAGGGTCTGGGAGATCCTGGAGAGCCAGGTTCATGGCGGCTTGCTTGCCTGCGTCGGTGGCGAGATCAGGCAACTTCCCCACGGTCTGCTTGTAGTTCGGGTAAGCCTTATTCGTGCCCTTGCCCTGATCGCTGCTCCCGCCACCACCACTCCCGCCGCCACCAGTCCCAGGTGGAGCGCCGCCCTGACTTCCACCACCAGTAGCTCGCTTGACTCCCCGAAATGGCTCCCTGGCATCACCAGTCAAATCCAGGGGCACGTAGCGCACCACCTGACCGGTGTAGGGGGCCTCGATCATCTGCCCACCACCGGCATACATGCGGACGTGCGCGTTCTCGCCACTATTACCGGGCTGGAAGTACAGGACGAGGTCGCCTACCTCCAACTTGCTAGGCAAATCCGCTGCGGCGGGCTGGGTGGGCAGGGGATTAACGGCGTCATAGAAGGTGGAGAGACTGGTCTGGTTATTCCACTGGGCTGAGGTGTCACGCCCAATGTTCAAGTGCGGACCCTGGGCATAGGAGTAAGTCATCAAGCCAGAGCAGTCGAAGGTGTCCGGTCCCTGCGACCCGTAGACGTAGGGCTTGTTCAGTTGCTGCTGAGCTATGGCAAACGCCTGGTCTCCGGGCTTCCCGTCAGGCATCATTGACTCCTTGCTGTCGCGAGAAGCTGAGGTTTGGAGATGGCCTGAACGAACTGGTTGGCTATATCCTCCATGTCTCTCTGGGTAGAGGTGGGTGGTACCTGCAGGATGACCGAGCCAGCCTTGAAGTTGAGGATGACGGTGCTAGAGCCACCCATCGCTCCACCCTTGTTGTAGGGCATGGCGCTGTAGTTATCGGCAGCCGTGATCACGGCCTCACCACGATGCAGCATGGCTAGCTGATTGCGAGCGATCAACTGGGTGCCACGGGCGTAACCCGCGCCCTTGGAGGCCAGCACATTCTGGGCGTACTTGATCCGGTTCGCCATGTTGGGCTGACCGGCCCGCTCGTAGGATTGCTCAAAGGCTGACGTGGCATCGCTGACGTTCCCAGCCGCTTTGACTGCCGACAAAGCGCCAGCCTCGCCACCGGTCAACTCCACCCACATGTAGTCCAACTGGGTGGCGAGGCTGTTGGGATCCCGGTTGCCTTTCTTCGCCCAGGCTTCAAGCTGATCCCACCGCTGACCGACTGACCACTGGGCGATGCCACGCCCAGGCCCACCAGACTGTGAAGCTGTGGGACTGACTCCAGATTCCTGAGCCAGGTTGCCGATGATGCCAGCAGACTGGAAGTCCTTCAGGCCCTTGGAAATGAAGTAGTTGTACGCCTGTTGGACATTGCCGCTACCGGTGAGATCAGTGGGCGCACCGGCACCGGTTCCACCTGAGCCACCACTACCGCCACCAGACCCATCAGTGGTCTGACTGCCGGAAGCTCCGGTATTGGCATACATGTAGGAGACATCGACCGGTGAGACCGCCTGACGGCTATAGGCCCAGGAGTACGGCGTGCCCTTCCCTGGAGGTGCAGGCGCAGCGCCCAGCGTCTGAGCGGCTGCCGGGGTACCACCGAAGAACTGGGCGTAATCTCTCCCCAGTGCTCCAAGTCCACCCATGATGTCGCCACCCACGCCACCCAGGAAGCTCTCAATACCACCCAGGATCCCGCCTTTGTGCCTGTGATGTTTCGGCATCGGAGCAGCCTGTTTAGGTGCGGCACTCTTCTGGGAGGTAAGAACCGGAGCCGGTTGCGCTGCGCCCTTGGAGGTGATGTCTGCCAGGACCGAACCGGAAGGAACAGGACTGAGGAGGCTGTGCAGGGCTGAGTTGGCGACACCGGGATCACTCAGCTTGCCCATGAGAATGTGCATGACGCTGTCGGCCCCGCCGAGCGCGCCTTTGCCCAGGCCCTCCAGCCCATGCAATCCCCTACCGGCGAGATGGCCGATGCCCCGGCCCAGGCTGCTGATCCCATGGCCGATGCTATGGAACAGACCACCGGCCTTGTGCATGGCCCCATGCACCAACCCACCGCCCGCACCGAACCAGCTACCGCCGAACAGTTCCCCGAGACCAGGGATCTCCTTGAGCACATCCTCGATACCGTGCAGGCCCCTACGACCGAGACCCATGATGTCGCCGCCGATCCTGCGACCGAAACCGGTGACGGCGCCCAGGGCATGGCGAGGCAAGCCGGTCACGTCATCCCACACCCGATGACCAAAGCCCGAGATATCTCCACCGATCCTGCGACCAAAGCCCGTGACATTGCCCAGCAGATGACGAGGCAACCCGGTGATGTCTCCACCTATGCGACCGAAGAACCCACCGATATTGGGCATGTGAAAACCACCATGACCATCACCAGCCCCGCCCCCACTACATCCACAGTCACCACCGCCACCCATCATCCCTGGGGTGAGGATCCGCTCCCCACCATGGACGACGGCAAGCATGGCCTCGTTGAGGGGGCCTGGTACCAGGCCACCCGCCTGGAAGATGCCACCGAGCAAGTGGCCCAGTAGCCCGCTACCGAGCTTCCCAGCCCCTCCGAATATGCCTCCCATCATGCCGCCAGGGGTAAGAAGGCTGCCGATCTTGCCGATGCCACCACCGAGCAGGCTGCCCAACGGACTCGCCAGTTGCAGCAGCCTGGCCGCAGCTTCATTCAGGTTCTTGGCTGCCGATGCAATACCAGGCTCAGCCCGTGACTCCAACTGGGACTTGGCTGACTGGGCCTGTAGCTGGGCATAGTACGGAGTGTCGAGGCCAGCCTGCTTGGCTCCCTTGGCTGTGCCTACGTCGGGCAGATTGCCACCCGCGCCACCGCGCTGGCCCAGCCTGCTGTAGGCGTACTGCATGAAGCCGTAGTAGGCGTCGGTGCCTGGCTCGATGCCGATGGCTGACAGGTTCACCTGACCCGGCGCGCCGGGCTGCATCATGGCCGCGAAGGTCTTGGCATTGACCTGCCCACCCATGGTCAACCGGTTGAAGATCTGGGCGTACTGCTGCTCCGGCGTCTGTAGCTGTCCACCGGGGCGCAGGTTGAGGCCCACGGCCAGAGCACGGTTGATCACACCGGGCTGCTGAAGCACGTTCTGGGCCTGCATGGCGCCCTGGCGACTCATGCCAGGCACCAGGGTCATGAGTTGATTGGCGCCGCGCTGGACCGTGCTCCAGTTCTGAGTACCGGGCGCCACGCCCATGTTCATCATGGCGTAGTAGTTGGCCTGGGCGTAATCCCCTGCGTTCTGCGACAACGTGCCGCGAGGGATGACATACAGGCTTCTGGGATTGACCCCGAAGGCAGGGCCAAGCATCTGACCGATGGTGGCGCCCTGGATCGAGGTGGAGATCATGCTGGCGCCGGGTCCGGTTATGAACCTCTCGGCTGCACCGGCCATGGCCGGTCCCATGGTGGTGACCGCACTGCCCCAAGAGAAGCCGCCTTGACCTCCACCCTGACCAGGCGTCTGAGTGGCTGCTGGCTTTTGCTTCGCCGTGTCCTGTGGCACGGGCTGCTTGGTCATGGAGGGCGGGTTCGCGCTGGACGCGCTGTCCTCCTGCATCCCGTTCAGCGGATTGCCCTTGAAGCCGTCCCGAGCACCGGGTGGTATCCAGATACCACCACCCGCCGCCCCCGTATTACCGCTGCCACCATTGGCTGAGGGGGCCGCCGTGGGCTGTGGCCCAGCACCCATGCCCCCGCCACCACCGCCGCGCCCACCCATGCCTGCAGCCGCGTTCTGCATCTGCGACTGGAGACCGGTCAGCTTGCTGGTCAGGTCATCGACAGCCTTGGAGATCTTGCCCAGGGCATCGGCAGAGGCAGTGCCGAAAGCAGAGAACGACTGCTGGACTCCGCTCAGCTTCTCGGCAATCTTGCCGACAGCCGCGGCGAAGTCAGTCGGTCCCTTGCTATCGAACAGACCTACGCCGTAGCCGTTAGCCATTACTTAGCCCCATTCAGGACGACTTCTATCCAGTGACGGCGTTCGGGGAAGGACATGGACTTGATCTCGGACAGGCTCCAGCCAGGGAATCGCTCCGCGATGCGTTGGTACTGGAGATAGAGAAGATCGAAGGGGGTGAGGTGGTTAACGAAAAAGATCCACCAGAGATACGGTGTAGTCCCCCTCCTGACCGCATTCGGTGCATGTAACCCCCACCTCCTCCATGACAGGCCCCGGCTGGTTCTCAGCCATGGCCTTGCTGATCGAGCGACGGTCAGCCATGCTCATCTTCTGAGCCATGGGACCGACCACCGGCTGACCATCGATGGAGCGGAGGCTTCGATTGATGGCGGTGGTGACTTCTTCCGGACCAGTCCGGTTACCATCGCCCACCATCTCTAGCTGCACGGCGCCGGTCAACAGATGCACCAGAGCCAGGTGACCATTCCGCAGGGGAACCTCCACGTCCTGCACCATCGGATTCTCCAGGTTCTTGACAGGGATGCTGTCAAGTTCCACAACGGTGCCGAAGTTCTGTCCACAGAACCGGCAGGGGAAGTCAGGCACCTCCCAGTCCGAGCCGAACGTGAGGATACGGATCTTCAGAAAGAGATAGGCCCGGTCACCGGAAAGCATGTCGGCCAGCAACCCCGGAGGCAGGGGATCGAGCAGGCCCACCGAGAGCACGCAGCGTTTGAGAAGGAGATCCACCACCTTGGGGATGTTCACGGTGGGGTTACGTAGCTCCCGCGCCATGGCCTCCTCGTCGGCGCCGTTGATCTCCCGGATGCGCGCCTCTGTATGCAGGACACCGTCAGCATCTATGTAGCCACCTGGGAGCGTCACGGAGTCAGCCGGTAGCGGACCCATGAGCGGGATAGGTGGCTTGGTGAGCTTGGCAGCCAGGTCTGTGGCGAGATCCGGTTCCTGGCTGGCCTCGATTACCTCGACGTTGGGAACGTCGGTCATGGCATCTGCGTGGGACCGACGAACGAACCCGGATCCTGGTTGGCGGTAATGACAGCCCAACCCTCATGAGCCAAGGTCAGGTTCTCAATGAAGACCGCATTACCACCGGCCTCCAGGTCGCTGAAGCTATAGCCCATGGGCCAGGCGTTGTACACGGCAAAGCGAGCCTTGATGGGAGGAGGCTTATCCCTACCGGCTGCCCTACCTCCAGCCGTAATGGGGTGCTCCAGAATGTCGATGGTGACACCCACCCGGAAGTTAGTGGTCGCACTGCCGAAGCCCTTACCCAGAGCCACCGAGAAG